GTCGTGGGATGGCCTGGGTCGCCGGCACCTTCAGGTGGGTCGACACCTCTTCGATCAGAGGTAAGTAGTCGGGGTGACCAGGCAGGTCTGGGAAGACGTCAGGCATCGGCCTCTCCGAACAGTTCATCGATGTCGTTCTCGATGCGGATGAGCGCCTGTCGTAGGCGCCCGACATCCGAACGCAGGTCCATCACCGATCGCGCGACCTTGCTGTCACGGTTCTTGAGAGTGGCTACCTCAGCCCACAGCGCCGCGATGTCTGCCCGCAGACTCTTGTTCAGGTCAACCAGTTGCTGGCGTAGTTCATCGGTATCAGTAGGAAGTGCTTGGTCCGGCAACTCTGTCAGGTCGGGCACGCAGCAAGGGTACCCCTGCTGAGTTGGGCGCCGTCAACTGCCGTCGAGCCAGTTCTGCCAGATTTCATGCATCCGTTCGTCACCAAGGGTGCAGCACACGCGACCGACCGCGTGCAGCCGAGCGTTGAGGGCCGGAACCGTCCGGGCATCAGGAGCGATCTCGTGGACGAAGATCTGCATCATCTCCATGGAGGCGCAGATCCCATCAGCATGAAGAAGAGGGGCGGGCGCCCAGTGCCGGGCGCACCAGTGCTCGTTGCTCTCGATGTCGTCGAGAAGCGGGCGAAAGCGGTCGAACCATGCGGTTGCGATCAGAGCCACTGTCATTGGCCGCCAGCCTCCAGGGACGCGTGGACGCAGGCTTCGCGAGCAGTGAGCAACTTGCGGAGGCCGGCGGCTAAGGCTGGACTCTCAGGGATGCGGAAGACCAGTTCGGTGGCGAGCACATGGAAGAGGTCGCTGACGCCCCGATGGGGCTCAGGTAGATGGTCGTACCCGTGGAACTGGCGGAGGATGTCGGCCGCCGCCGTGTGCTGGTGATGCCCCGCGTCGTTCATGACGACACGGTAGATCAAGGACTCGGAGCGCACCAGCCCGTGCCGCGCGTCCGCTGCGTGCCGTCCTGCAGGTCGAGGGTCGCAAGTAGGCGCTCGGTATTGGCCTCGACCTCGTCCACTAGGCCGTGCACCCAGGGCTCGATCGCCACGCCACTGTCCACATCGAAGTCATCGCGGTGGGCGTCCAGGTAGTCGCGCCTGGCCTGCTCCGTCGCGGGGTCGCCGGGTTCCATGTATTAGCACTCCTCAATGTCATTTGCGTATAGAGGAATTCTACACCCGATATCTCGGGTGCCGATAATGGTCCTATTCGGCTCTTCGCTTAGAGATGGTCTTGCCCTTAGGATTAGACCATGGTATGGGCGGCACTAGTTCTTGTCACGATAGCGGTTGCTCGATTAACACGGCTAGTGGCCACTGATGTAATCATGCTGCCCCTGCGTCGTTGGGTCGTCAACAAATGGGGTGAGGATTCGGCTATGTCCTACCTCATCCACTGCAGTTGGTGTTCGTCTATGTGGATTGCGGCGCCCGGGGCAGTGCTCTGGGCGTTCCTCATGCTGCCGACGAAGGACTGGTGGCTCGCCGTCCCAGCAGCTTTGGCCATGTCCTACGTAACCGGTCTTCTGTCTCAGTTGGAGGAACGCTGATCATGGCCTTCGGACGTAAGGCGCTGACCGCTAGCGCAGAGACAAAAGCGCAGCAGCCTAAGTCCCTCGTTGCCTCCGCAATCCGGACCAGTCTTTCTGACCTTTCATACAACCTGTGGAAATTCAGAGACGAAGGATGGCAGCGGGAGCTATGGCGTTTTTACGACATCATTCCTGAGTTCGCGTTTGCCGCTCGTTGGGTCGGCGCCTGCTGCTCTCGTGTCCGTATATATGTCGCCGAGGTCGACAAGCTGGGCCGGGTCCAGGGAGAGGTCAAGGACAGCCGGGTCAACGCGCTAGCTGACTCGCTACTCGGCGGTCCCGCCGCGAAGGCAGAGGCGCTGCGCAGCCTGGGCATCAACCTCAGCGTGGCCGGCGAGTCCTACATCGTCGGCAAGCCGGGGGACCCGAGTGGCGAGACCAGTGACAGTCCCCGTGACGAGTGGTTCGTGCTGTCTCCCTCCGAGATGCGCCGTGTGAACGGTTCCAACGGAGAGATGCAATGGGCCTGGTACATGCCGGACGGCAGCGCCTGGAACATCGACATCAAGCAGAACGTCATCACCCGGGTCTGGACGCCGCACCCCAACCGGTACTGGTGTGCCGACTCTCCAGCCCATGCCTGCCAGATGATCCTGCGAGAGTTAGAGCAGCTAACCAAGTACATCTTTAGTCAGATCGATTCGCGTCTTGTCGGCGCCGGTCTGATGATCATCCCGAACAACGTCGACATGCCGCTGGAGCCAGGCACCACGACACCCAGCGACTCGCTGATGGTCCGGTTGGCCAAGGCCGGTGCAGCGAGCCTGCGAGGTGAGGGCTCCGCCCTCGGCGTCTTACCGAACATCGTCGAGTCTGACAACGCAGAGGGCTGGAAACTCCTGACGTTCGAGAGCCAGCTATCTCAGCAGGCGATGGACCTTCGCAAGGAGGCGGTCAACCGGCTCGGTGTCGGTCTCGACATGCCCCCGGAGGTCCTGCAAGGTACCGGCGACGCGAACCACTGGAGCGCCTACCTGATCGACGGCCAGGGCATCAAGGTGCACATCGAGCCCCTGATGAACCGGATCTGCGACGCGCTCACCAAGGCATACCTCATCCCCGCGCTACGCATCATGGGCAAGGACCCGTCCAGGTACACCTACGCCTACGACACCTCTCCCCTGCAGCTGCGTCCCCAGCGATTCCAGGATGCCCTGAATCTGTACGACAAGCAGGTCATCTCCGCGCAAGCGCTCCGTGAGGCTGGCTACTTCAAGGAATCCGATTCCCCAGACGTCGATGAGGACATGGAGCGGTTCTTCCGCGAACTCATCATGCGCAACACTGAACTGCTGCAGAACGAGGCGATCCGTGAAGCGGCCGGCGTCCCGCAGGACATTGTCTCGCAGGAAGACATGGTCGCGGCGTTGCCACCGGAGATGGGTGGGCCACCGCCACCGGACCAGGCTGGGCTGCCCGGCCCGAATGGCGAGTCCCTCGGAATGAATGGGCCGCCGCCACCGCCACCGCCACCGCCGACCGGCGTCAAGTCAGCGCTTCCGCCGCCGATCCCGGACTCCATCAACTCGCCGAACATGGGCTCACAGCGTGGCATGCCGACCGCCCCGACCGGAATTCAAGCCTCGGCTGCCGACCGGCGGCAGATGGAAGAGATGGCCGTGGTCGTCGTGGCCGAAGCAACCGTCCGCCGAGGGCTGGAGCTTGCCGGCAAGCGGCTGCTTGACCGAGATACCCGAAACCAGTTCCGGGACGTACCTGCTCATGAGTTGCATACCAGGATAAAGGTGGAGGACCAGGCGCGAGTCGCCCGGTTGCTCTACGGAGCTTGGGATCAACTACCGGCCCTCACCAGCCTGGTTGCCAGCAGCTTCGATGCCGATCCGTTACGTATCTGCCTGGAGCGGTACTGCTCCCATCTCCTACTGACCGGGACGCACCACGTCCCCGAACTCCTGCTCGAACGCCTTCGTAAGGAGGGCGTGGTCAGTGCCATCTAGCGACGACGCGGAGCAGTCGATCTACCGGGCGGTCAAGGGCGGACTGCAGCGGTGGCTCGGTCGTGCCCGTGATGTCGTGATGGCCCCTTGGCGACTTGGTCAGCACCAGCCGAACCCGAGCGCCATCGACTCGGTGAAGCCGGCGTGGCAGGCCGAGGTGGACCGGATCCTCGGGGCGATGGACCCGGCCACCCGGGAAGGCTGGGTCGCCGCCAACCTCCCGGGCGACCTAGATCCCCACGACCCGTATATCCAGGCGAACCTCGCACTGACCAAGAACCTCCTGATGCGGATTCCCGATGACGTTCACTCGCTCGTCGCAGCCGCGATCATCAAGGGTGTCAACTCCCAGCTGACCACGGCGCAGATCGCCGACAAGGTACAGAACATCCTCGACTACACCGGCTCCGAGGATTGGGACGGGCGAGCGCGCCTGATCGCCGCCACCGAAGTAAACAGACATTTCAACTCATCGATGTTAGCGCATGGACTGCTGCTGGAAAAGGGCGGACGCCGCGATCTGCAGAAGCGGTGGGACACGCGCATGGATGGAAAAGAACGCGCGGCGCATCACCTCGCCAACGGTGACACGAAGCCGTTGGGTCAGCCATTCCTGGTTGGCCAAGAACCATTGCTCTTCCCCTGTGACCCCAGGGGCAGGCCCGACAATGTTTGCAATTGTCGATGCGAATTGAGAATCCTCGGAGGGAATCCGTAATGGGTGTCAGGTTCAAGGGGCTTATCGCGCCTACGGACGTTCCGACCGGGGACGGCCGCATGTTCAAGGCCGGCGCAGGTCGCCACCGGCCACTTCCTATCCCGCTCATGGCTCAGCCGCAGTCCGGTGGTCACGCCGGAGCCACTCCGGTGGCCATGATGGACAAGATCTACCCCGGCCCTGGCGGGTACTGGGCTGAGGGCGACTTCCTGGATCCCACAATGGTTCCGGAAGTCCCGAAGGCCATGTACATGATGCAGAAGAAGGCCGTCGGACCATCGGTCGACTTGGACCGGGACTACACCGTCCAGGCCATGCCGCACCCGACCCGTCCCGACAAGAAGGTCGGGATGTTCACCGAGTTCAACATCATCGGTGCGACCCTCGTCCCGATGCCGGCGTTCTACCAGGTGCACATGTGCCTGGTAGACCCGAACGAGCAGGAGAAGAGCCTGCTTGCGTCGGCCGGTGTCGACTTCAGCCAGTTCTTCACCGACCCGGAGGCATTCGCCAACGAGTTCGGTATGGAGGAACTGCTCGGCGACATGCTCGGCGGGCCGCCGGCCCCCGACGCCGCTGACGGTGCGCCTGCGATGCCGATCGTCATCCTGGGCTCGGATGATGCCTCAGCCCCTGCGCCGAGCATCCTCGGACCGAGCGCTGCAGCCGGCGTCTCGAAGTTCGCGCCAGCGCAGATGGGCCTGGAGGGGGCGACCACCGTTGCCTCGATCCTGCAGAAGCTGCTGTTCTGCCACACCGACTTCTTCCTGGCGCTGAAGCACGCGCACTGGAATGTGGTCGGCGATGACTTCATCAGCGTCCACCGGCTCATCGACGAGTGGGCGGACATGGCTGAAGGGATGGCGGACGACTGCGCCGAGCGCGTCGCCACCCTTGGTGCCTCGCCCACGGACTGCGCCGCAGCCATCGTGGCCAACCGTCCCGCCGGCTACGCGGACTACACCCTGGGTAAGTCCGACACGCAGAATCACCTGCGAATGCTGGATGGGCTATTCACGAATCTGGCCACCGAAATTCGAGGTGCAATTACCGCTACTCAGGGCATGGATCCGATTTCTCAGAACATGCTTCTGGGTCACGGGGAAAAGCTCGAACATCAGCAGTGGTTCTTACGCGCCCACCTGGAGAACAACGCCGGGGAATTGAGCTAAGAGAGGCTATTGTCAATGTCTGACGAATCGCAGCAAGCTTCCTTTTCGGAACTTGATGAGGCAGAATGTGGCTGTAGTGTCCCCGGCTTTGAGAATGTTTCAGAGCACAATTCGCAGGGGATAGTTCCTGAGCCAGGAGCGGTTATGCAGCCCATAACATCAACAACCCTGACTGTCGGGAGCGATGTGCGCCCGACCAAGGTTACGTTCGACTTTGGGCCAGCCTCCGGCTCCCCATTCACGCTGAACACGACCACCAATAACTCCGCCTCGTCCGTCACCTATGACGATGACGAGGAAGCGATGGCGGGCAAGGCGGCCAAGGCGAAGCCCTACGGCGATGTGAAGTACGCCGACCCGGGCTACCGCGACGGGACGAAGCGCTACCCGATCGACACGCCGGAGCACGTCCGTGCCGCCTGGGCATACATCAACATGCCCAAGAACGCGGCGAAGTACAACGAGGAACAGCTGAAGGAAATCAAGGCCCGAATCGAGGCGGCAGCAAAGCACCATGGAGTGGAGATCACTGAATCGTCGTCGGGGGAAGCTTCAGTGGTTCTGGCGGGTGAGGACCCAGCGGCCCTTCTCGCCGGGGCAGCACCACTTCAGCCGCCGGCCAGTTGGTTCACCAACCCCGGGCTGGCCGCACCCACCAAGATGACGATCACCGAGGACGGCCGCGTCTTCGGTCACCTCGCTCTGTGGCGGGTGTGCCACGTCGGTATCGGCAACTCCTGCGTGATGGCGCCGAAGACGCACATGGACTATGGCGTCTTCAAGATCGGCAACGTGGTCGCGGACAACG